GCTTTCCTTTCGCCTCCTCGAGTAGGCTCCCCACTGCGTTATATGGTATTGTAACGCCACTCACCTTGATGCTGCACTTTGTGTTCATGCTTAATACACGTGCGCCCATCACCCAACTACGCTCAAGAGCCGGACGCTTCGCCACCTCGGTAACCTGAGGAAACATTCGCGGATACATGATCTCAAGATACTTGCCGGAGCTCGCCTGTGGATACCCTAATGGCAACACTTGACATATCCCCTTTGGTGCGAACATATCCTCGAATTCGATGTTGTATCTTCTTCCGAATACACTCGATGTCATACCTAAAACAACATTTGTTATAATTAGTATGTTCATTGTCTTTGCATTTAGACCTCTCATACACATCATCACATCTTTAGACAACTGCGCGGATATATCCCCTGGAGTGTCTACATCCGGTGCATTCTCTGCGTCAAGCGCGATGGGTCTGTTTAGAACGGCGCCACCGACGTATGTGTTTTGGAGGATATCACACACACGACCACTAAATGAATCACCCAATGTGTCAAGCTTTTGGCCGCACAAACGTCCGAGTTCATCAATGTGCTTCGTGTATTCTACCATCTCCACATCTGTCGCACCCGGCGGACGCGTTATTGATAAATAACAGTCATCACCCCACGCTCCCATTGCTATCAACTTGATTTTATGAGCCTCTACGCTTAGAATCATTCTTAGCATTGCAGCCGTAAATATCGTATTCATGTTGGCAGTGATGGATGCACCGGATACCATTGATGACACCTTCTGTATTTGGTATGGGCTGTCACTAGGTCGGTAGACATAATATTGCTCGCACCATGATTCAAACAGCTCAATTAATAGATCTTTATAATCTTTGTTAGTTGTTGCGAGCAAGAACTCAGATGAATTATCACCAAGAGTTTCTCTTATGGCGTCTATCATGACTCCCCACACATACGGACCCAAGTGCTCGTCGAATGACGATGCATCTAGAGCAAGTGTCAGTATTGTTGGATCTAACATCATGCTAACTGATGTGTTTATACTCCTCCAGTTATCGCTTACTGGTATACCCTTGTTATGTGCTAATAAGTATGCATCATCTGTTTCTGCAGCCATCTTCATTGAATCATACACTGACGAAAGTAATGCTTGCTGACCTAACGCTACATCAAAGATTGTTCTTTCAGGTCTACCAGGTACACTTCTGCCGCCCAAACCACCAGGGAAAGCGATCGTTGCCTTGCGTTCGAGATGTCGAGCCTCTAGAAGCTTGCTCATTGTGACCAAGATTGCGTTCTTATTCTTTAAGCTAATGTTACTTTCTTTTGTTTTTGTATCATCACCAAGCATGACACTTTCTGGTATTTTACTCACGTTAAAGCCGTCGCCGCCAGCGGCACTCGTCTTGATTAGCTTCGTTAAGCCACGCATCAACGTCTCCTCTGTTGGCATCTCAACAAATTGTAATCCATTTGAGATTTCATCTTGAAGGAACGGACGAAATGTGGCATAATCAGCATCATCCTTTAGACCCTCAATCTTTGCGCGCTGATTTGACCCTTTTGATGGCGTGATGTCATTACTATTTAAGACGTAGCCACATATCACGCTGGGACGCTTTAGATCTGCACATACCAGTAAGAGTTCGTTATTGAAGCAATCGCATGTGTGCCTAGTTAGATTATCTCCTATTGAACCATCCCAATTCTCAAATACTTCCATTAATCCATCATATAAAAGAGGTATTTTTCCAGCAATGGCCTCTGCCACTTCACGTCTACTGCAACCCGGATCCAATTTGTAGACATCACGAAGTGCAGCTACGACATACGTGTCATCGAGCGTCTTGTATGACATGGGCACACTAACCCTGACTGGATTATTCTCAGTGAAGGGCGGGACGTTTGGCGTGTTTATCCTTATCTTACTAAGAAGTAATCTTGACATCTTTTGTGTCGCCTTATCTAACTGTCGCTTAAGATGCTGTGGGTTGTATCCACCAAATGTAAGACACCCGAGATAGTAGCTTCTGAATCCAGCCAGGTTACTCGTTCCGGATGTACGCACACCGACGATGTATGAGGAACAGAATCGTAACACGCACATTGTTGTTAATGCGCTATCTTGCACCGCGAAGCCACTGCTAGTCTTCACAAATGGCATGGGCGTTTTTGCGACTACCGTGTCCACACCGGTTATTGTTACATTTAATACCTTATCCGACCACGCTTGGATGCCTACACCTAATGGTAAGTCATATCCAACGTCTGATGCTTTGACGTATTTATAGTCATATGGCCCAGTCCGCCACTTATGCATCCAAACGTTTACTTGGAAAGCGTTAACATCATCAGTCCTAAATGCACGCAATAGTTTTCTCACATCTAAGATGTCCTCACTACCGCGTTTCGGCTTCCCTTTCA